ATGGTGAAAGAGCAGCGGTTGTTGAAGCTGCAACATTAGCTGCTTGGGCAGCAAGGCAATATGAAGATGAAGATGATGAAGGCGAGGTGTTCTTCTAGTGGATAGAGGACTCGATGCTTCAATGGCTGCTGCCATTGGTCTATCGGATGAGAACAGAGAGGTTGTCTCTCAGCTTGTTGCAGTGTGGCGCAAGCACTATACCAGGAATGTTCTCAGAGACCGTTATTACAACGGCAATGTAAAGGTTAAAGACCTTGGCGTTTCTGTTCTTCCTCAGTTGGCTTCCAAGATTGATGCCAAGATTGACTGGGCGGCAAAGTGCGTCAACTGGTGGGCTGATCGTGTACAGTTCCAGAACTTCAATGCAACTGACACAGCCGTT